CTCCTGCGCCTCCAATCAGCCTGGCTGACGCCCCACTGCCATTACCGTAGATCTTGAGGGTCGGAGCCTCTGCGAACTTTGGAACCTGAGTGTTTCCTAGCCATACGCCATCGGAGGCGATGAGCATATCCTTCCTGGGGAAGTACACCTCGGCGTTATCCTGAAAGAGGATCTTGAAGAACAGTTCGATGGACTCTTCAGATCCGCGGATGTTGTAGTACCGGACAAGATTCTTGTAGAGGGTGATCCGATCGGCCAGCAGGCTCTTTGGGATGACCGTCGCGATTTCCTTCTGAAGCAGGTCGATGTACTTCGAGGCAGTAACGTCGATGTCCCTGGCCTCACGGAGGCTGTTGATCTCGTAGCTCGCTTGGCCACTCTCGTTGATGTGAGTGTAGTAATCCTCTAGGAAACTGATCAGCTTCTCCGCCTTGATCCGGAGCTCAGAAGGAACAAGGGAGTCGACGCGGACCGACTCCTTCGTCTTCTTACGAGTGCTAGCGATGAGCTCGATCTGGTGTGGCATGGGCCGTGGTCAATTATTCGTGACGGGAGGTGGTCGTGTAGTTGATCGCGCCAGACGATCCGGCCAAGGCGATCGTGTCGATCTCTCCAGTGACTGTGGTCGTGACCAGGTCGATGTCCAGCAACTGGTTTCTTTTTGGCGCCAGGTCGAACGAGTTCGGAGTGGCATCGATGCGGACCGGAGCAGTGGTATCTGGCTGAACACCATTAACGACGATCCGTCCAGCAGAGGCGTACACCGTACCGACTGCATTCAGCCTAGTATCAGCTCCTCCAACAGTCCTGTACAGATAGATTGTCCGATCGAATGAGTTCTCCTTCGGAACGTCCTGGAGAAAGTGATCTACTCCACCGATGAGGAACGTGCTTGACGACATGACCGGCTCAGTTGAGTTAGTGATATAGATGGGAGAGCTGTATGTGATATCCCAATAGTTCGTACCGGAAGCACGAGGTGTCACGGACTTGTGCATCGTCACACGAGCGACCGAATTGAGAATCGCCGGATCCGAAGAGTCGATATCAGACAGGAGTTTGGAATAACGGAAGACGCCGTCAAATCTCTGGAGATACGTCTCGGCGTATGTTCCGATCCGAGTTCTGATGAGAGACTCCAGCTCTGCCTTCGTACGGTCCGTGAGGTTCGGATTGTACTTGAAGAAAGTATCGAGCGTGATGTACGTGTACTCCGGATCAACGATGATCGGAGTGATCGAAACGATGTTCTTGGCCTTGAGCGCCGCGATGATAGTATCCTTCTCGTTGGTCGTCAGGGCGGCTGCGTTCGAAGGCTTGATGGAGATGTACACCTTGCCGAAGTCAGGTTCGGTGTTGTTCTCTCCACCCCACACGGAGACCGCATCGATTCCACCGAATTCTTTGAGGATGATCGAACGGTAGTCGTCTGCAGTGACGGCGCGATTCTGCGACAGATACGTGAACGGGGCGTTGTATCGAACTGACTCGATCGACTCGCGCTCGTCACCGCCGGCTGACGCCGAGACTGTGGTGACAGTGATACCGGCAGTCGTGATCCCATCGATCGTGTCCAGAGCACTGAAGACGCGTGATCCGTTTGCTTCAGCTCCATCAGTGTACAGGTACTCGATCTCGACTACGTTATTCGTGGTTGGCTTTTTGCCCAGGATACCGTCTCCGAAGTATACCTCGTAGTTGCCTGACGCATTCTCCTGAGAGAAGTAAACCGCAGTGTCAGCATTGATGCCGGCCAGAGTCGTGAACTGAGTGTAGATGGTGTACTCGTCGGAATCCTGATTTGCTTTGACTCGGACGCGGAGTGTCGTGGTATCTACGTTAGTCTCTGGAATGACGAACTTCTGGTTCTGAATGCTATTATCCACGAGGTACAGCATTCTTTTGAGTGTACCTTGATAGACCGGGATGTTACTATACGTGTACGTGTTGCCCGCCGTGTTCTTCGAGGCATCAACTGAGTTGAGGACAACAAAGTTGTACGGGTTGTTGTTCAGTGTGGTCTTGAAGCGGGTGCCACGTTCCAGTGTGGCAATGGATGGTGTAGACGATGATCCTGTCGCAACGACATTCAGCTTGGCAACAGCGGCACGAGTTGAGCGTGGGATGTAACCCAGAAGCTTGGCATGAGAGACCACATTACCACGAATCTGAGCAGAGTCCAAGAATGACTCATTGAGGCTGGCGTGCGCCACCATGGCATTGTAGTGAGTATTGTACGCCAGGATGTCCAGCAGGGTAGACAGACCAGAACCTTCAAAGTCCCAGTCATTGTACTTCGACTGAGAACGGAAGTGATCAACGATCGAGTCCTTGATCTTCTGGAAATCTAGCTCAGTGACATTAAATTGGGCCATGGTCGGATGTGTAAATGGATAACGTTATCTGGTCCGGCTCAGGTACAGATCCAGATCGACGACTTCGTTGAAGGTGATGACACGGAATGTAAGGGTCACGTCGTACCGGTTATAGTCCGAGTTGTTCTTGATCTGGACAATGATGTCTGTGACACGCGGTTCGTACCTCAACAGAACGTCCTGGATGGTCTGTTTTAGACCAAAGATCGTAAAGACGTCAGCTGGTTCAAAGAGGAATCCACGTACATTCGATCCGATGTTAGGCTGGAATGGCCTTTCGCCGAAACTGGTGACAACTAGATTACGCACCGAGGCCTTGACGGCATCCAGGTCTAACAGAGGCTGGATGTCTCCGCTCTCGTCGATCTCCAGATTTAGGTCCAGATCAGCGTACGGTTTCCGCTTTGACACCACCTCCGACTTAGACAGGGGATTGTTCTTGTCCGAGAGACCGATATATCCTGTGACAATCGAAGGCATTGGGCTCTATTTATAAGCTATTTCAGCGCAATTCAACTCGGCTGATTGAGCATGCCAAGCACTACTCTCCTGACCAAATCCCTATTTGCATCTAGAATCGCGTCTATCTTGGCATGGTCTGCAGAAAAGTTAATGCTTATGGCGCCAAATTGTGTGGCAGATGGTAGCTCTCCTTTGGAAGCACGTTCAACAGCCCACTTGTTAAAGTTCTCTTCTTCTATTTCATCGAGTTCCGCAAGTTCTTCCGCCGATAAGTCATCGGCAATATACCTCTTCCTTGCCAAATCATGTTTCTGCATTTTGGTAGAATAACCCTGTAGTCCTTTCAGGGTGTAAAGAACTGGTGCTATTTCGCGAGTCCATGTATCATACTCCGACTGTGTGATGATCCCGTCTTCTAGTGTCTTTTCCGCCGGCTGCGAAGCGTCTACAATTTTTCCAGTAAAAGATCTATATTGCTTAAGTAGAGCGTTACCCCTCTTAGTCGTGTTGTCCATTTCCTTCTGTATAGGATAAAATACTTGCACGTTAACGGCGTACGTCACTTTTCTTACGTACTCTTTGTAGTCATCCAACGTAGCGGGAGAAAGTCCGGATGAAGGTTCGCTCTCGTACGACTTAACCGTCGGTTCTACCTTTTCAACCTCGGCTGGATTCTCGTTTGGCGTCTGTGCCTCCTTTGCTTCCTCGGCAGTTTCCCCTGTTGCCGGATCCATCTTGACATTCGGCACGTCTTTGCAGAAATCCAGCGCGCCAGAGATACCGCTCGTGGCTTTCGCGACCAGGTTATTCAGATCTGCAACCTTTCCGTCCCATTTTGCCTTGAACGCTGCGATCTTATCTGGAGTAGCACCTACCAATCCGGCCAATTCTGCCTGAAATGAATCTAGCGATGGTAGCTTGGGAATCATCCCGTTGATTTTGTCCTTCAAGGCTGTCACCTTTGAAGTGACTGAAGCTAGCGCGGACTTTCCTCCAGCCAAGGCGGACTTTAGCCCGTCCTGAGCTTCTTTGACGGCTTCGAGTGCTGGGTTTTTTCCACAGAGCATGGTATAGTCCTTTCTTATCCGAGGCTGAGCGGAGCGCCCTGAACGTTGAGTCTTGCCAGACTACGTACAGTACCGATTCCAGTCGATCTGATCGTCATGGTTCCGGTCGTGATCTGGCTCATGTTACCTGACACTGTAGTACCAGAGTTTCCGGAGACACTAGTGTCCGAGTTTCCGGTGATAGAGTCGGTGCGGTTTCCTCCAACGGTCGTACTCATGTTTCCATCAACCGCAAAGGCAAGGGTGGCAGGAGTTTCAAGTGCCATCGCAGCTCCAGATGTGACTGTCAGTTGGCCGGTCGAAGTCATCTTGAGGTTTCCGCCAGTATACTCGTTGCGGTCCTCAATGACAAAGTGGTTATCATTACCCATGACTGTGACGTTGGAATCTTTACCCACAGTAATGATCCGATTCCCATCACGCAAAATGGTGGTATCTCCGGCGACACGCTCGATCTTATTTCCAGTGATATTGAATGCAGAATCTTTACCGATTTCTCCCTGGTCAGACTGACCGATCTTGCACTGGCGGGATCCCTTGATGTACTCGGTCTTGTTACCTTCGACCTCTAGGTGGTAGTTGCCTTTCACGAGTTGGCGGAGATCTCCGTCGATCGTAATACTGCAGGCCCCCTTGATGTACACGTTGTCGCTCCCTAGAACCACAGTGTAATTATCGTTGACGACGTATGTTGTCTTGGTACCAGAGTTGATAACCTCGGTGTACGTTCCGGAAGCATGCTGTTCGAGCAATCTGCGATAGCCCTGAGAATCGTCCATCTCTCTGACGTGACCACCTGCAGTGCGGATCACGTGATTAGCAGTGTACTCGGGCATGACCTCCTCATGCACATTCACAGTATCCCACGTACCTCTGGTATAATATGCATCCGGTTCATCCGTAGCAACACTGCTGACCTTAGGTGGGACCGCCTTTTCAATCTTTTCTATCCTCTGGTCATATCTGGCCACATATGCCGGAGAATTCATGAACTCTGCTCTTGCCTCTCTCGGCATATCGTTTTCACCCGGATAAAGCGGACTGCTGCTGAAGCCCTTGGTGTAATCTCCTCTCGGAGTCGCAGAAGGTATCGTACCCATCACGATGGGGTCTTGTGCCGATTGACCATCTCGGAAGAATCCAATCACCCAACTACCCGCAAGAATACCTGTTGCCGACTGACCAACTGTACTCATTGACGCCGATGTCACTGGCATCATGACCATGGCCCAGGGGAGAGATTCGGTTGGGATCTCAGACTTGTCTGCAGTATGATAACCAATGCACCGAACACGTACCCGACCCATCTGCATCGGGTCCATGATGTCTTCGACAACCCCGGTAAACCATACCATGAAGTTGCCACCGATGAACTGATTATGTACTTCAGGCGTCATTATGAAAAGATGTCACTGGGTGCAGAATCACGCTTAACCCGGAATTCAACGGTGTGCTCGTCCCCAAAGTTATGCTGTACTGCTGTCACGAGATATTTACCTGATAGCATCAGATCCTCTTCGTTTGAAGGACCAGCTGCGGTGTAACCCTTCTTGTCTAGTGTCGGATTAATAGGTGCAGGAAGTTTCAGCTTGACAATTTTTCCAGAAGTCAGCTCCATATCTCCGGCAATAGTCAGATCGTGCTGCATACTGTCTAGGAGTTCCACGTACGACGATGCCTTTGCTAGGTTTCCACCTGACGTTGAGGAGTTGTAATTCGCACCGCTAGAATATGCCATGGAATTCATCGGAATCACGATGTGTCTGGCATCGTCGTACTTCGATAGGTCGACTGCACTTTGAACTGAGGCGTCATCGTTGCCGGCCTCAGGTTTGAACTTATCGGTAACGTAAAGTTTCTGTTCGACCCGCTTAGCCTGCTCTTGTTTATAGCTGAAGTCTTTCTGAGTGATTGACTTTGACGGAAGATCCACATAGTAGGTCTTTGAGGCGAATGCTCCGCTATTTGCTGAGAGTGGTTTCCCTAAGTTGATTGTCGAGTTTAGGGACAATATCCTTCTTGCGGCCTGATTGTACGCCCACACAGGTTCTATTTCAATATCTTTGCTAAAGAACTTAGACTCGGCGTAATCATTAAACACCTCGGTTGTCGATACCAGTTCTTCCTGAGACTTTAAGTATACCTTGCCGTCCACAGATTGGTAAAAGTAGAACGGGCTTCCAGTATCGGTGAATGACCTCTTTACGAGCCAGTAGATGGCATCGATCGGTTCTAGGTTCGGGATGACAGCATTGATGGATGCACTTGCCCGTTCTGAGATGTTCAGCATGTCATCCGAAATTCCTAGATCTTTAGTGCAGATAGTTTTGACGATATCTCCGATCTTGCCAGACACTGCTCGCGAAACCCGCTTTAGTTTGCTGACATATGCGTGCTTGGTGACTCCTCGGATAGTGTACGCCTGAATCAGGTTGTTCTGCCGGCCGTATACCGGATATTCCGTAACGTAAAACTCTAGGTCAATCTTCTGATCAGGTCCATTTCCATTCCCGTCGGTAAACGGTTTCTTTGAGACCTTAACCTTGATCTTTTCTTGACCGCTTAGTCTAGCCTGACCCATGAAATCTACGTCATCCTTGACGTTAAGCGACAGTTGAACCGCCGGAGTGTAAAGACTTTCAATAATCGTGAAATCCGTGACGATCGCGGCTATGTTGTACGGTTTACTACCGTCAAACATAGTAAGCGCAATTTCCTCGATCCTGTATGCTGTCGGAAATCTGGCCTCAGAGGTACCAGCCGCGACGAGATTTGGAATTCTAGGCATTGATCAATTCACGATAACGGTCGGCAAACCGTGCGATCATATTTGGCCGAACGACCCGGATACGTGATCGCTCATCATTTAGTTCCGTCTCATAGTCCATGTACGAGACCGCCTTCAGGTTGATCATCGATGCTTCTGGACGCACACCGCCGTCGCTGTCCGATTCGTTGATGAACCTTGAAGCATATGCTTCATTCCCATTTGCATCTTCGTAGTGGTGCGGGGCATTACGCCAATCGTACACCTGAGCCGACGTGACGACATCTTGAGTCTCAGATCCGGTGATGAACTCCAACGGCCTGAAATTGCCTGACACGTTCCGAATGATCAGCTGGCTCATCTCGAGCTTCTTCTCCTTGAGGATACCAGATGCTCCAGACACTGATCCAGTCAGCGTCTCGCCGATGTCAAACCGACTCGCCAAAGAGTTACGGTACTCTGTCACCTGACCGTCGCTTCCACGGACTACGACTGGTTCAGTGTCGATGACGATCCCATCGTACTCGAGATCGAAGTAATCCTCAAGCTCTGTCGGACCCATCGGCCATCCGGCCAAACCTGTCTTCAGATGCTCGTTGATGATGAAGAAGGTCCAATAGTACTCAGGAGTTCCATATAGCGATACTGACACGATATCAGGTCTGTCGCCATTGACGATCTGAAAGTACTGGTACGTCGACATGTCGTCCAGGAAGATGTTGTCAGCCTTGACGAACCGAAAGATATCGGTGATGCGAGTAATGACGCCATTACCTAGATAGTCAAACTCAGTCTTTGGAAATTGACGAAAGAAGGCCATAGGTTAGCGTTGACGTGATACTTGGCCACCGAGAGTAAGGATATCGTCCTGTGTAAGCGGTCTGGTCTCCTGGAACTGAAGAGAGATATCTGTCTCAATTGGGCTACCATCGCCGTGATACAGGTTGGTGCTACCATTGTACACGGCATTCATGGAAATTAGATAGCAAGAAAATATCTTAGGGATGAAAGTATTTGGTTTGCTATTCTCAGCATCAATTGGTATTTGAAAATCAATATTCCAGATCGCGGGGTATTCAAGGATGACGTCATTTCCTTTTGGGTACATTCCGATACGGAATATGCTGATGATCCGGTCGATCTCCTTGGCTTCCTTTTCGCTTTTTCCGACCAGCTTGAATGTGAATTGGAACTGGCGAACTGACGAGTTCTGAAACGTAGTATTCGTGTTTGGCGCAATGACCTGCCTCGTGCTAAAATCGATGTTATCGGCGACCGAACTAACACCGGCCTTCCGGGCAATGATGGATGCAGTTGCGGCCGCATTCATCTTGCGCATCTTGTTCACGAGACTTCCAGCTAGTGCTCCAACGCCAGCTCCAGCAGCCTCTGCGACGGACGTCTGTTTTGCGACCTCGGAGATCACTTCTGACCCGATTTGCCCGATCACTCCGAGATCGATGCTCGAGTACGACATCGAATCATTGAACGAGATTCCTGGAGGCATCGGGAGATGAATAATCGTTCCTGATACGCTAGTACCTGGCCGTGGTGGTTTTGGCGTAAATGTGATAAACGGTACCGGCTTCGACCTGAGCGATAGCGGAAACACAATATCAGGTCGACTTCCCCTAACAATAAAAGGTGGCGACATCACCGTCGCGTTTTCCCTTGCCGCTTGTACTAGCTCTGTTAAGGCCATAAATAGAAACTATATTTATATGACATACCGAGGTAAATTCTCGCCAAGAAACCCAGGCAAGTACAAGGGGGATGTCTCAAATATCGTGTACCGGTCTCTTTGGGAGAGACAGGTGTTTCGTTGGCTAGACGAGCAGTCGAACATCAAGAGCTGGTCTTCCGAGGAGGTAGTTGTACCATACCGGTGCAGCACAGACGGAAAGATGCACCGGTACTTCGTGGACGTCAAGTTTGAGCTACAGGACGGCCGAATCTTCCTTGTCGAGATCAAACCGAAGAAGGAAACCGTACCACCGAAGAACCCTGGAAGGAAGACCAAGAGGTACATCACCGAGGTTTTGACATACGTCAAGAACACCAGCAAGTGGGAAGCAGCCAAGGAGTACGCAGCCGACAGAGGATGGAAGTTTGAGGTCTGGAACGAAGACTTTCTGAAGAGCCTCGGCATCAAGATTATTACCTGAGAAAGCTCATAAATAGGAGCTATGGCATCACTGCTAGATAAGTTGACGTCTGAACGCACTGCGACTGGCCTTGAGGCTCGCAGCAAAGAGGCCCGTGAGTGGTTCATCGAGCGAGTCCGTGAACTGAACGGAAAGATCCGCAGAACGAGCCTTCTGCAGGATACTGAGCTCAAGATGAAGCCAAATCCGATTGCCGGTCGTATGTACATGTTCGTGTACGACGCCCTGCACAAGGAAACCCTTCCTTACTACGATCGATTCCCACTGGTCATTCTACTAGGACCAGCTCCGGGAGGATTCATGGGACTCAATATGCACTACCTGGATCCACGCGCCCGGGCTATTTTTCTAGACAAGTTGATGGCTACACTGTCCGATGATAAGCTCACGGAACGTACCAGACTGAGACTGAGGTACCAGCTTCTCAATTCTGCGGGTCGGTTCCGTTATTTTCGTCCCTGCCTCAAGCACTATCTGACCGACCAGATCCAGAGCCGAATCTCACAGGTATCAGCCAATCACTGGGAAACGGCCATTTTCTTGCCGACAGAACACTTCAAGGGTGCTCGGAAGGAACGCGTCTGGCGCGATTCCCAGAAGATTTACAGAGGTCAGTCGGTCTAACTATCATGGCAACACTTCTCGGAAAGAGCATCAACGACCTAAAGGGAGCGATCGGCAAGCACGGCGGAGTCGCCATGCAGAACCGGTTTGCTGTGTACATGCAGCCACCGGCAGCAAGTCTCCTGAACATCGATCTTCAGAACATCGCGGTATCACTCATCTCCGGTAATTTCAAGGCATCCTCCCTGATCAACGACCCGCGAGACATCGGAATCCTGTGCGAGTCGTGCACACTACCTGGCCGTCAGATCACCACGGTGGACTATCAGTCGTACGCGCACCCCGAGAAGATCCCATACGGATTCATCAATGAAGAGGTCACCTTCACCTTCCTTCTGACGCAGGACTACTACATCAAGAAGATGTTTGACAAGTGGGCGAAGAGCGTCATCGACCCAGAAAAGTACACGGCAGCGTATGCCGACAAGTACACCACCGATGTCGTGATCCAGCAACTGAACAAGGAAAACTTGCCAGTGTACGGAGTCAAGCTGAAGGGTGCGTACCCTGTCACTTTCTCCTCGATCACCTTGGACAACACTGCTGAAAACTCCATCCAGAAGTTCTCTGTCACGATGGCATACGAGAACTTCACCGAGGAAGGAGCAATCGAGAGCGCCATCTCGACAATCAAGACGGCGATCGGCGGGATCAAGAAGATTTTCTGAACGACAACCTATAACATAAACTCGTCATGGCACTACCGTCAATCCAGACCCCTAGATATGAAATTCGCATTCCCTCGACGAATGCGCGCGTAACGTACCGTCCGTACCTGGTAAAAGAAGAGAAGATCCTGATGCTTGCCAGAGAATCTGCAGACCCGAAGCAGATCTCCCGTGCGGTCAAAGATGTTGTGGCATCCTGCACATTTGGCGCAGTGGATCCTGACAAGCTGTCCTCGTTTGATCTAGAGTATATCTTCCTGAAGCTCGCCTCGAAGTCAGTTGGAGAAGTCTCCAAGCTAACCCTGAAGTGCGAGAAGTGTGGAGTTCCCAATCCGGTTGAGATCAACCTAGACGAGATCACCGTTGACATGTCTAGCCAGCCGAGTCCGCGGATCAAGCTGACGGACAAGATCGGGGTCGTGATGCGCTGGCCGACCGTCGATCTCATCTCAGATCTGTCGGACAAGAGCGGCGGTAACGTTCAGGAAGTGATCATGGCGCTGATCACTGGGTGTATCGATTCGATCTTCGACGAGAATGGAACCTATCGTGCCGACGACCATTCGCCAGAGGAACTAAAGGCATTCGTGGAGTCGCTGAACCGGACACAGTTCACGCAGATCCAAAAGTACGTTGAGGCCATTCCTCAGCTCCAGCATTCGGTGGAGTTCTGTTGCGGTAAGTGCAACGAGAAGAACTCGATGCTGATCAAGGGGCTCAACAATTTTTTCTAGTATGCCTCTCCCATGAAAGTCTGGTCAACCATTACCAGACCAATTTCGCTCTGATGCAGCACCACAAGTACAGCCTGACCGAACTTGAGAACATGCTCCCGTGGGAGAGGGAAATCTATCTGTCCTTGCTGATGGAACACATCAAAGAGGAAAACGAGAGGGCCAAGCGCCGGAATAAGTCCATGACATGAACGAAAACACCCAGCAGTCACCGCTTCAGGACATCTTGCTAGAACTCATGGTTCAGAATGAGTTCTCGGAGAAGATCCATATCACTACGACGAAGACGTTGGCTGCGGTCATGGACACGTTCCGTGCGAGCACTGAGTCGGCACAGGCAGGGAACGGATTACTTGAGAAAGTTCTTTCGAAGGACACGGATCTTGGCAAGATCGAGCCAATCCTCCAGGATACTCTTCTGGAGGCCATGGTTGCCAACGAGACCCTGCAGAAGATCTACGACAGGTTGACAGAAACCTCTGATGCGCTACCACAAGGACCTGGTCAATCTCCTGCCGCGGCTCCAGCATCAGCGGGAACTGCAGAAACACCTGCAGCTGAACGTAGCGCAACTGCAGCCCCTTCCCAGACCACAGGATCGGAAACTGCGGGTCCATCACCATCTGTTCCATTCAGTTCTACAGCAGCAGAAGGCAGTGAGCAAGAGGCGGCGGATGCTACAAAGTACGCAGAGGCATTCGTTGATGCAGTGAACGAATCCATGGGAGAGGAGAAGCAAGAAGCTCCAAAGAGTGCCATTGAACAGACGCTAGACGAGCTTATCACTCATAGCGCGGCCGTGTCGTTCAAGATGAGTCTTCTGATTGATGACGTTGCAGCCATCCTGAACTTGCTGACATTCCAATACGAGCAAAACGAGCAAAAGGAAAAAACTAGAGCTCTACAACAGCAAGAACGTGATGCCGAGCTCCTGAAGATTCTGCAGAAGCTAAAGATTGGCGGAGGCGAAGACAAGGATAAACCAAAGAAGCCTGAAGAAGGTTGGCTAGGTAAGATCATTGGCGGCCTTGTGATCCTCGGAGGGCTCGTTGCAGGATTCATTGCTGGGATCGTTGGATACTTCTCAGAATTTTTTGGCGGTATCCTAGGGAAGATCGGAAATCTTCTGAAGATCGGGCCGTTGTTTGAAAAGATGGGCCTAGGAAAGTTCATCAGTGGGCTAACCGAGAAATTTGGCAATGTCTTCGGAAAGGTCGGAGGCTTCTTCTCGAAGATCCTGGCGCCATTCGAGGATATCCTTTCCCTGCTAAAAACAAAGTTTACCAAGTTCTTTGGTATCGGAAAGATCATCGGAAAGATCGCAGGACCTCTTGGTATCCTGTTTGAGGTGTTCCGGTCGATCTTCTCAGCGGTCGATAAGTTCAAGGAGACCGGGGATATCGGCGCTGCAATCGGAGAGGGTATCACGTCTCTCGTGAAGAACATCATTGGCGGACCTCTTGACTTGCTGAAGAGCGTGGTCTCATGGATCCTCGGCGCGCTTGGGTTTGAACAGGCAGAACAGTTCCTAGATTCCTTTAGCTTCACTGACATCATCCAGGAGTTCATGGAACGACTGATTGACTGGGGTCGTCAGGGATTCGAGATGCTGTTCCAGACGATGGTTGATGTCTGGAATGATATCTCTGAGAAATTTTCAAGTGGCGACGTACTAGGTAGCATCCTGGAGATCCTCAGGGGATTGGCAAAGACTCTTCTGGCACTGCCGGCTGATCTAATCAAGAATAGTATCGCCAGCGTGGCCGAACTCTTTGGTGCAGACATGTCATCTTGGAGACAATTCAGCTTCAGGAAACTGCTCGGCGGCACCAACACCAAGGTGGAAGCCGATAGCGCCCCTCCGCAAAAGGACATAATCTCTGCCAGCAAGGAGATCACTGCAGGCAAGAAGCTAGCAGAGGAACAGAAGGCAGTCGACGAACATATCGCAGAACAGGATCGGATCCTCAAGAAAGAAGAAGACAAGGCCAAGGGCAAGTCGAAGGACGACGGTGGAATCTTCGGCTTCTTCAACAACTTTGAGAAGGCCCTCGTCGAAGCATATCGGAAGAACGCGGAAGGTGTAACACTGGCCTCAAATATCGGTCCGGCTACTCCGACAACCGTCTCCGGTGCCGAGCTCGTAGCGATGCAGTCTGACACTGCAAACCTGAATGCAAACGCCGATGCTGCGAAGGCAACTCAGCAGGCTTCTTCAAACAGCTCGAAATCATCCAATGTTTCGGCCAACGCCGTTACATACAATAGCAACAACGTTCCTGACCGGACAAGCTGGATGCTAACACCGGCCGGCGCGATGTTCAGGTAACAAAAAGGGGTCCCATTGCGGGACCCCTTCGAGCATTCAGAGGAGACTGCGATCAGTCTTCCTTTGCCAGCTTCGCAAAGTACGACAGAGTGTCCTCGTCGTCATCTGCGGCCGCAGACTCGGCCTTAGGCAGTGGTGCAGCAGCACGGGGCTGAGCAGCAGGAGCAGCCTTGAAGGCTGGCGCCTCAACCTTGGTGTCAAGGTCAACGCTCTCCGCAGTCGTCAGAACCATACCCTGTTCACCCAGGACCTCCTTGAGCTTGCGCTCCAGTTCAGCGTACGACTTGAAGTTCTTGGGATCCAGGAACTCCTTCAGTGAGTGCAACTGACTGTAGCACTGCTCGAGCGCCTTCTCATCACCGTTGAAGAGAGGTGCCGGAGAAGCGAACTCCGACTTGTCGTAGTTACGATAACCCTCGACATTACGGATCTTCAGCTTGAAGTCTGCACCCTCCCAGAAGTCGAACGGATTGACCGGCTTCTCATCCTGAAAGGCAGGCTGCATCACGTCAAGGATCTTGTCGAAGATCTTCTTGCCGAACTTGAAGAGCTTGATCTGCCCCTCATTGGCCGGGTTGGCCGGATCGGAGATGATCAGGATGTTGGCCACATAGTGGAGGCGACGCTTACGAGCCCGAACGAGCTCCTTGTCTTCCTCACGACCAGTGTTCCACAGCTTGCTGTTCAGGTCAGAGACCGGATCCTTCTGACCAAGAGTGGTCAGAGAGTTCTCGATGTACCAACGGCCCGTGGGGCCCTTGAAGCCATGGTCCCAGTAACGGACCCACGGCAGCTCTTCACCTTGAGCAGCAGGGAGGAAGCGAATGACCGCATAACCGTTCCCGGCCTTGTCGACCTGGGGTTGCCAGAAGCGATCGTCCTCACCGCTCTTCTTGTCGCCGCCGTTGCCAGCAGCCTTCTGCGCCTGGGCAAGGAGGCTAGAGATGCCTGCCTGCCGATTCTTCTTCATTTGTGCGAATGACATATTATTGGTAGTATTGCGTTGTATGACTGAGTATCCTAACAGTTATCCCCGAGAAGTAAATCTCGAAAGTACAATTTGTTTGCACTTTTTGAGGTCTACGGATTCACGGAGAAATGGCCGGTATTTGAGCAAGGTCCGAGAGAATTCAGGCCAGAAGATCGTCTCCGTAATGGATTGGTTCTTCATGAATTCTACCATCTCGTCTAGAACTGTAACGGTCTCGAGCGAGATGTCTCCCTTGCAGTGTAACTCAACCAACCGAGGATAGCTCCCTGACTTCGCGATGAACAGGTCATCGAACTTCATGGAGTTCTCCTGGCAGTAGTTGAGGAGGTAATCGACCTCGTTGCCGAAATGGTACGAGAACGAGTCGCGTTTGCGAACCCACTCTGCATACCGTTTCTCGGCCTCGGTGTCGAGAAGATTGCCTGCCCAGCAGGACTTCCCCGAAGAGAAGTTGGCTACCAGGAAGTCAACCAAAGTTTGTTGGTCCGGATACTTCCGTGCCAGCTTGGCAAAGTAGTACCGGTCCTTTCTTTTAAGGAACGAATTCTGAGTCGCGGACGTCCGAAACTTGTACTTCAGAGCGTCATACGTACCGGACTCAAAATGCAGCTTTAGCGCATTATATATCTGGTACGCCTCAAAGGGTTTCAGCATCTTAGTCGATGGCCTTTTCGATCCCGGTGTAAATCCCGAATTCGATGAAGAGCAGACTGACCTCGATGCTGATGCCGTACACCTTCTCGGCATCATTCCAGATATTGTAGTCCTGCTTGTAGCACTTGATCATCAGACCCAGGCTAGGATTTCTGAAGGACACCTGGTAGCTAGAAAAGAAGAATGGCTTCATGTTACAAGAATGAGTTTAGATTGTTCGGTTTGGGGAGTAGATTTGCTGCCATGCCTTCGACCTCCAGCTTAGCCTTGATAGGAGCGTTGATCAGGCGGGAAACGTCAGCCGGATCCAGTCCACGCTCTTCGCAGACGTGCAGGACGGCTTCGATGTATGTCATCTTCTCCTTGGCCACAAGGTTTTCGACCATGTGGGAAAAGGAGGCATTGGTTAATAGGTTTGGTAGGAGTGTCATGTTTAGGTCCTCGATTCGAACACGCGGAGCAGCACCACTTCGTCGTTCAACCTAGGTTTTGGCTTGCTTTCTTTGGTGGTCAGGTTCGACCAGGCCTTCTCGATCTGCTTAGGTGTACTGTTCAGGATGATCGGAAGAAGCTCGTCAGGTTTGCGCAGACGGATCGCACGAGTGCTCAGTTCGTCTACGTTCTGGAGGGTGGTACCCTTGATGGACAGACCCTTCTCGTTCTGGGCCACATAGTCCAGCAGGACTCGGTACTTCACATTGAAGGCCAGAAGACGGTACGCTCCCACGATGCGGATCGGGTTCACCGATGCAATCTTGAACTCGCCATTCTCCTTGCAGTACTTGAGGGACGAGATCTGCTTGGTTGCAGAGACCGGCTTCTTCTCCCGAGGAGCACGAGTAGCCTTCGCAGCATTACGGAACTTGTCAGTGTCCGCCAGCATCGAGTTGAGCGCCTTCACCCGAGAAAGCAGCTGCGCCTTCGTGAGGTGCTTATACGACTCGACCAGGTAGTCGTCCGACTTCTCCAGAGCGGATCCCATCTCGTCACGGTAACGAGTCAGCCACTTCTCGACCTCGGCACAGGCCACGGCAGGAAGCTTGTGCTCCTGCATCTTGGCATACACATCGAGCGTCTGCGGAGCATCATCCTTGCGGGATATCCAAGAATCCAGCATGGAATCCAGGTCGCCGATGATGGTCCGAGTAACCTTGTCCTTCAGGAGGACCATGGGTGACACGACATCCTTCTTGGTCTCTTCAGCCTGTGCCTCAGAACCGCTCTGGAACACCTCGATGATGGGCTGGAGAATGCTACGAACGAACTGGTCATCCGGAGGATAGTCCAACTCTGGGTGCTTGGCAGGCATTCCACGGAGCATGCTGATGCAGAGCGTTCCAACCGTCATCCCTGGAGTGTAATCCGGAGAACGCCGAATTGCTGCCACGTCATTCTTGGAATAGCCATTGGCTTCCATCCACTCGAGGACCTTAGGCTTGGACTCCTTTGCAGACAGGTAGTAGTTGTAGAAGTTGAAGGCTCGAGAACGCTCGTGGTTGAACTTCTCGGCCGTCCACGACTTCCAATCATCCCACACCGGCTCACTGCCCGTGTAGCGGTCGTCCGTGGCATGGACACCATGGATGTGCTTGCGAGTCTTCTTCTCGCGCTTCTTGGAATTCTTGAGGATGTCGTCGACGGCCATGGCTTAATCGCGCTTCCAGTTCGTCACCGAGTCAACGCGAAACGAACGCCACCCGGCATTCTCCAGGTCGTACACACGGATGACGTCCAGGTTTTCCTTGACGGGCTTCTCGTTCTTCGGCTTCGAAGCCTCAGGGATGTACGACTCATGCAGGGTGCACCACATCGTACGCTCGGTTCCATCTACCTTCGTGAAGGTGATGTAAGGCGCCGGTCGGGCCTGCAGAAGGCGGACCAGCTCGTCTCGGGTGAATTTACCGTTACTCATAATGAATGATCCTAGCACGTCTGGCTGGGATGTAAATCAAATAGTTCTGTGAAATGAGCCTACC